ATAGTTCCAGCGCCCTCGGTGTCAAACCCGACACCAATGCCAACCATTAGGGCATCCATCATCCAAGCAAAGAGGTATCCGCCCTTTGTGGCGATGTCTCTGGTGGATCTAAAAGCACAATTGAAAAGACCAGCAGCAGTGCGCTCTTCAACAAATTTAGTGCCCATCATCCAAAGTCCACGCCCTGGTGGTGTCCACTTTAAATTAAAGAGGCGGTCATAGGCGTCTTTAGCTGTTGCCTGTGCTTTGCTATCGTTCCACTCTAAACCAAGAAAGTACACATGCTGTTTTTGCATGTCAAACATAGCGTCAATAACACGGCGGCAAGTTTGCCACCATTCTTCGGTTCCAGTTGCATCTGGTTCAAATTCACTCAACCTACGGGCGTATGTCCGTTTAAACGTAACATAACCTAATGGACCCCAAGGCACTTCACGGGTCTTATAAGGTTCAATAAACGCCTCTGAAAGCTTGAAACGCCTAATATTACTATGTGCTCTCATCTTAATTTCCTCTTTAATTTAGTATACTTGTTTTTCAATAACTGGCTTTGCTCTTTTGGACCAAGTGTCACAGGGTTTGTAACAACATTGTTACCAATTTGGGGCTGCTTTGGCAAGATCTTAATATTGACATTTGAAGTGTCCATATGAATGGGCATTACGATTCCATCAGGACCATTACGATTTTTAGCAATAAAAATCTTGCCCATATTCTTCTGCTTATCTTCAATCGTTCTTGAAACAGACATTATGAAATCAGCCACGAAACATTTATTAAACGCTTCTGAGATTTGCTCCATTGTGATTACTTCTGCATTCAACCCCGAACGATTAGTTTGAGATGCGGTCCAGATAGGACAGGCGAACTCATTAGAGATCCCTCGCAACTCTTCATAAATAGATTCTAACTCGTTTCTTTTCTCTTTTCTTATTACAACAGGCTTTAAAAGATCTCCATAATCCACAATAACCAGTCCGGGATTAATCCCTCTTTTAACTAGTCTGGAAAGATGTGCTTTGATGGTATTTGACGAAGCAGATTTAGTGGGGTATTCTTTAATAATAAGTGAGCCGTCTAGTTCTTTGACAGTCTCATAAATTTCATCTTTAAAGTTAATAATGTCTGATAGTGGATATCCAGTCAAACAACTATCATAACGAGTAGCAACAACCGTATCTTGAAGCTCTAACGTATAATGAACAACAGTTTTTCCCTCTTTTAAAGCTTGTGCTCCAAGATGAACAAGAACCATTGACTTGCCAGCACCAGTAGGAGCAACAACCACACCCAACTCATTTTTGCCCAGTCCGCCGCCTGTAATCTTGTCCATATCATCCCAGCCAGTTGTTACTGGATTGCGATGTTTGGGAACAAAACGACGCTCAAAGTCAGCAAGATAATCATAACCAAAATTGTTATCAGAACCTAATTTAAGGGCATCATTAATTGTTTTAGAAATCTCATCAAATGAACAAGTCTGAAGAAGCCCAACAGACTTCAACATTGCTTCTTTTAATTTCTGTTTACGACAGAAGTCAAGAGATTGTTCTTTAATAAATTCTACATCCGTAATCTCTCTTTTGTGGATCTTGTAGAAGTACTCTCGAACTTGCTGCTGGATGACCTCATCTTCACTTTCAAGCTCTGTTTTAAGAATAGTTGCAACCGCTTCCACAGATGGATGACGATCATACTTTCCTCTGTAAGAAACAACTTTATCAACAAAAATACGAAGGTATTGAAGATCAAGAAAGTTAAGATCTAATACTTCTGTAATCTGATCAGCGAAAGGTCTGTCTTCAAAGATCAATTGACATAAACCTTCTTGGAAGGCTTTGCCGTATTTGCTGAAATTAGCAACATCGCTATTATTCATTCTGCCTCTCTTTTTTAGTATTATAGCAGAAGTCGAAGACCAAAGTCAAGAAAAAAATGCTATTGACGGTTTTCACGAGAAATCCTGTTTAAATTAGTTCGGAGATCTTCCCAATTCAACTCTCCAAAGCCGTCCTCACGCATCAAGCGAATGATTTCTGTCTTATTGTAAGAAAAGTCAAAGTTTTCGATAGCATCTTGTACAAAGATTTTTGATTGTACAGACATCTGTGGAGCATACAACTGCATCATCTTATAGTTATGTTCTACGATGTGTTTGTTATCAGCCACATTCTTATAAAATTTTACCTTATCCTCAGCCTCCTCGCAAAATTCTATCACTTCATCAATAGAATAAGATTTCTCAGCAGAGAGGAAATTGAGGCGTTTAGCCACAGTAGCGAAGCCAGCACCACGGATACCTGGAAGGTTATCGGAGGAATCACCAATAATAGCCCTTGCGAGAGCCATATTGGAGGGGTGAATACCAGTTTGCTCTACAATGCGTTGCTTGTTCAGGATCTCTGTTTTTACTGGTCTCAGCAAGACAGTTTCTTCATCGCACAGCTGCATAAAATCTTTATCGTTGGAAACAATAATTTTGTTCCAGCCTTTGTAATAGGGCATCGTAGTCAGATAAGAAATAACATCATCTGCCTCAATCTCTGGGATGATCGTTTGAACAATGGGCATCTGATTGAGGTATTCCATAATACGTGCTTGCTGCCACGTCTTGTTCTCTCCAACTTCTTGGTCAGTGAGGTTGTGGAAAGCACGATTTAATTTAAGAGGCTTCCTACCATCCTTATAGTTTTTATCCATCTTCTTGCGCTTTGCAGACCCGTTAGGGCCATCCCAAATGATGGCGATCTGATCAGGCTTTGTTTCCCTCACAAGTTTCTGTAAAATCTTGATAAAACCTTTAATCCCGCCAATTGGCTGCCCATTTGTTGATAAGCTGGGGTCTACAATGTAAGCCCGCAAATAAGCGTTCAACGCATCAATGATTAGTACTCTATTTTTCACTCTTTATCTCCACAGCAATCTACTTCAACTTTATCATTCTTTCCGCTTATCTTTACCCAAGCGCCCCACAGGATAGGCACCGCTAACCAGTGAAAACACAAGATCAAAGAAGCAGGAATACCAGCATAAAATGCTGGGTGGATGTGACTACCTAGCCCTGCGAAAATAGCAGGAAAGATCACATCTTCTACAATCTCCCAACCAATAAAAATAACAGCAAATGCTAGCCCATTCTTTCTAATGAAGTCTTTTACCTTATCGTATGAAAAGTGCTCTAACTTGTGTCTCCATCTATGTTTTAGCCATTTAAAAAATCTCACGCAGCGTTCTCCATCATTAAATCACGGTATCTGAGA